GCTGTACGGCTACGACTCTTGCAATCGCGCTGACGGCGTTAAGCGTTTCACGGGTGAAACAACAGGCCCGTCAGTTGACGTATATGTAGGCGGCCCCGGTGGTCGCAAGTTCAACTGCAACGCTGCTATGGCGCAGCAAGCTAACGAATTCCAAAAGCTCTTTGACGTAATGGGCGATATAACGCTAAACGTTAAGGGGCCGGGACTGATTGCCGAAATCATGCGGGTACGTGAAGCGAGGGCAGCCTAGTGGCAATCCCCTCCCGCGTACTTGGTAGCGGCATTAGCCAGCTATCAACCGTCTCCATTTGCGGTGACGGCACAGCCTCGGTCACGGCAGCCGGTACGTCAGCTGGTGATGCCACACAGCTAACTTACGTCTATAACAACATTACGACGGTGGGATCGGGTGCGGGGGTCAAACTCCCGCAAACCGAAATGGGCGAAACCATCATCGTCAAGAACACGGGCGCAAATCCCCTGACGGTTTACCCCTACGACGCCAACAGCAGCATTAACAATGTTGGGTTTGGCACAATCAACGTGGATTGCTCGGCTTTGTTTTTTGCCGTTAGCAATACGTTATGGGAAGAATTGCAGGGGTTTGGCCGAGCAGTCCCAATCCTGCACTACGGTGCGTTTTCGGACACAAGTACGCAAACGGCAGCGGCCACTAACACCGCTTACGCTATGACGTTTAACACCACCGATAGCAGCAATGGCGTTTCTATCGGATCGCCCACTTCCCGCGTTGTTGTGGATTACCAAGGCGTCTATAACGTCCAGTTTTCAGCGCAGTTAGATAAAACCTCTGGTGCCACGGGCAATATTTACATTTGGCTGCGTAAAAACGGCACCAATGTGGCTAATACCGCCACTACAATCGCCGTCCAAGGCACGGCTGCACGTACCGTTGCGGCATGGAATTTTATTATTCAGCTTGAACCGACTCACTACGTTGAATTGATGTGGGCAGTTGATGACACAAGCATTAGAATTTTGGCAGCCAGCGCGACAAGCGTGTGGCCTGCGATCCCCTCGGTTATTTGTACTTTGACCCAAGTCAATAACCTTTAACCCCAATCCCCACAGGAGAAAGGAAAATGGCCCTAGATAGCGACATCAACAACGCCGACTCACAGTTGCACGTAGAGTTTTACGTTAAGGATTCTGGTGCAAACGAAGGCAGACCTTACGTTCGTATTATGGCTCCCGGTGACAAGACCAACATCATCGACCAACCGGTACGCGACGATCACAAGGAGCGATTTCCCCGCCAATGGCTGTATTTTCAGATGCAGCAGAATGAGGGGGCGGCAAACGAAATCGGCACCGCGCTATCGCAATGGCACAAGGACTACCCCGAGGAAATCAACCGGGATCAGATCGCAGAGCTTGCCATCCTAAAATTCTTGACTGTGGAGCAGCTGGCCTTGGCCTCTGACTCGCAGTTGCAGCGTGTTGGCATGGGCGGTGTGGGTTTGCGTGAACGCGCCCGCCTGTACCTCAACCGCAAGAACCGTTCAGACGCCAGCGCAGAGTTGGAAGATACCAAGAAGCAGTTGGCTGAATTGCAGGCGCAGATGGCCGAGTTTATGGCTGCTCAGAACGAGCAAAAGCGTCGCGGTCGGCCGCCTAAAGAACTTATTGCAGAGGGATAAACCATGTCCACAACCACGATGCTTCAACTCGTCCAGCAAGTTACTAACGAGTTGGGTATTGCGACACCGGCAAGCGTAGCAGGCAACAGCAACCAAGATGTTATTCAAATCTTGGCGCTGATGAACGCCTCCGGCTACGAGTTGATGCGTCGTGCGGATTGGCGTGAGCTAACGAAGCAGCATACGTTCTACACCGAGGCTATTTCGACCACGGGAACGTGGACGGATAGCGCCTATACCATCACCGGCATCCCCTCAACGGCAGGGTTGTCTACGTCCTACCAAGTGCAGGGCGTAGGCATCCCTAACGCCACCTACGTCACAAGCGTAGATAGCGCCACGCAGGTCACGCTCAACTACGAGCCGACCGAAGGCCAGATTAACGGTGAACTGATATTCCAGAAGGTTAAATACAACCTTCCCTCGGACTACTACAGCACGGTCAATCGTACTCATTGGGACAAGAGCAAGCGTTGGGAAATGCTTGGCCCCGAGTCCCCGCAACAATGGGAATGGTTGTTGTCGGGTTATATCTCAACCGGCCCACGTATCCGCTGGCGTCTGCTCGGTGCGTACTTCCAGATTTGGCCGGGTATGAACGCAGGCGAGTTGCTCGGCTTTGAGTACCGCAGCAACGGTTGGGCGCAGGCCGCTAACGGCAATCCGAAAACCAGCTTTACCGCTGATAGCGATACGTGCATCTACCCAGATCGCGTAATGGTGCTGTCTACCAAGCTCAAGTATTTTGAGGCCAAGGGCTTTGATACCACGGCGCTATACCGTGACTATTTGATGGAGTTGGAGACGGCCATTGCACAGGATGTGGCCTCGGCCAACCTGTCGTTTGCGCCGCGACCGGGTACGGTGCTGATCGGCTACGACAACATCCCTGACAGCGGCTATGGCACGGAGAGCCAATAAATGGCTCGGGTGCGTCGTCTCGTCCAGCGAGCCAACGCCAACGTGGCATCCTTGCCCGCCCCTATCGGCGGCTGGAACGCCCGCGATTCGCTCGCCAACATGGCAGCCACGGATGCCGTCTCGCTGGATAACCTTTTCCCCGGCGTCTCTAACGTCAATCTACGAGGCGGGTATAGCAAACACGCGACGGGGTTACCGGGGCAGGTAGAAAGCCTGTTTAGCTATGCCGGTGCTGCCAGCAACAAGTTGTTTGCAGCCTCGGGTACGGCTTTTTACGACGTAACGTCAGCCGGTGCGGTAGGCGCAGCAGTTGTTAGCGGTCTTGCTAATGCGCGTTGGGAATACGTGAACATCACGACCCCCGGCGGCAACTACATGATGTGCGTTAACGGCACAAACAAGCCGCAGCTGTACAACGGGTCAACGTGGACGGCCATTGACGGTGTATCTAGCCCTGCCATTACGGGCGTCACGACTACTACGCTGTCCAACATCACGCTGTTTAAGAACCGGCTGTGGTTTATCCAAAAGGACACCCTAAAAGCATGGTATCTGCCGACCCTATCGGTAGGCGGTGTAGCGCAGGAACTCGACCTGTCTGCCGTTGCAAGGCTGGGTGGCACCTTAGTAGCACTTGGTACATGGACAATCGACGCCGGTTACGGTGTAGACGACAACCTCGTATTTGTTACGGACAAGGGCGAGGTCATCGTCTATCGCGGCACCGACCCCTCTAGCGCCTCTACATGGGCGTTGATTGGCGTTTGGATGGTGGGTTCGCCTATCTCCAAGCGTTGCATGATGAAGTACGGCGGTGACTTGTTGCTGTTGACGCTTGACGGGCTGTTCCCGCTTGCCTCAGCGTTGCAGTCATCACGGCTTGATCCCAACGTGGCGCTGTCGGACAAGATACAGGGTGCGTTTGCACTAGCCGCGCAGAACTACAAGAACAACTTTGGTTGGGGGATGATTTACAACTCTCTCAACAACGCTTTGATCGTCAACGTGCCGGTTGCGACGGGCGGTCAAGAGCAGTTTGTAATGAACAACATCACAAAGGCGTGGTGTCGGTTTACAAACTGGTACGCCAACTGTTTCAACCTGCTAGGCGATGAACTGTATTTTGGCGGCAACCAATACGTCGCTAAAGCGTGGACGGTTAGCGGTACGGCTGGCTACAAAGACGACACCAGCAACATTGATGCTCGGGCGCTACAGGCGTTTAACTACTTTGATTCGCGTGGCGTAAAGAAATACTTTACCCGTGCGCGTCCAAGCCTGTTCAGCAACGGCCAACCGGCTATCAACATCGACATCAACGTGGACTTTGACCTTGCCCCAAGCACTTCAGCGTTGGCGTATTCACCGTCAACGTATGGCACTTGGGACGTTTCCACATGGGATGTGGGTATTTGGGGTCAGGACTCGGTGATTAGCAACAACTGGCAGGGCGTTACTGGCATTGGGTACTGCGCTGGCATCCAGTTAAATAGCAGCAGCCGCAATTTGTCGCTGCAATGGGCATCAACCGACATCGTGTATCAAATCGGATGGGCTGGAATATAGAAAGCAGCACAGAGGTGGGCGAGTGGGTCTGCTCCCAGACTGGGGGTGGATACCACGAAGCTCGTTCTAACGCCCTTGGGTTACGCAAGGACGGGGAGCTTGTCGCTGGCGTGGTGTACGAGAACTGGAACGGTCGTTCCGTGTTTTGCCACATTGCCATTGAAGGCCGCATGACCCCGACATATCTGGCCGCCATATTCGATTACCCGTTCAATGTATGCGGGGTTGACAAAATTGTTGTCCCTGTGTCAAGCGGGAATAGCAAAGCATTGCGATTAGTGGGTAAAATGGGGTTCACCGAGGAAG